ATGCATTATTAAAGAAGCGTTACAAAAATGGCATATGGTGAAACATCGAATGCTGGTGCTCCACCGGTTATAGTTAAATTAAATGGGTACGGAACTCATATTTTTAAGAATGTTCCTGTAGTTATTACAAACTTTAATATAGATTTACCTCAGGATGTTGATTATATATATGTAAAACCTTTATATAGTGATGACGGTACATATGTACCTACAAGATCAAATGTTTCTGTAACTGTTACTCCGGTTTACAGTAGGGCGGCCGTAGAAGAATTCTCATTAGATAAATTTGTTTCAGGCGGCTATGTTGGCGGTAATGTAGGATATTTATAATGGCAATAAAATATAATTCTTCAAGTTTATATTACTCTACTAAGATAGTTAATGATCAATATTTAGATATATTATCTATCCGATCAGTACCAGCTGAAAGCGACGATTATCTTTATACAGTAGAAGAAAAATATACTCATAGACCGGATTTACTTGCTTTTGATTTGTATAATAATGAAAAATTATGGTGGGTATTTTCGCAGCGGAATATGAATTTGTTAAAAGATCCAATTTTTGATATGGTTGCAGGATTAGAAATATACTTGCCAAAAGGACGAAATTTAAGAAAATTTTTAGGTATTTAAAATGATATATGTTCCGAGTCCAGGAGAAAACGTAGATAGCGTAAATAAAAGTTCTGCAAGTAATTCTAGTGCCGCTAGTACACCAACTGTAACCCCACCTCCTGAGCTTGAAAGACCTTATACTCCTAATGCATTACCTAATGAGTTAAATGAATTTGCATCGTACAATTATATCATTACCATTGGATGTCTTTCTCCTTACGAAACAAATAATCCTGATTTGACCTATAGGAAAAATCCTCCAGGTATAGTTATATTAAAATCAGGTGGGGGTTTAGGAGATAAAAAAACAACACTTGCATATGAAGGCGAATTTAAATACGAATTTTTTGTAGATAATTTAGAAATAATGTCAATTGTTGGTCCTAACATTAAAACAAAACAAACAAATGCAACAATGGTTTCATTTGATATTTTAGAACCTTACAGTATGGGGACTTTTTTACAAATTTTAGCAATTGCAGCAAATGAAGCAGGATATAAGAGTTATTTAACTGCATGTTGGTTACTTACGATTGATTTTGTAGGTTGGGATATTAATGGTGACAGAGTAGACGGAACAAAACTTCGTAGAATGTATCCATTAAAATTTAATAAAGTTGATTTTAAAGTTACAGAAAGTGGAAGTCAATATTCTTGTTCAGGACATCCTTGGCACGAAATAAGTTACACAGATCAAGTTCAGGCATCGAAAAGTGATATTAGAGTAGAAGGATCAACATTATTAGAAATATGTCAAACTGGAATACAGAGTATTGCAACACATTTTAATAATAGAGAAACTGAACGTGAAAATGCAGGTGAAACATTAATGGCTGATCAATATGTAATTTTATTTCCTAAAGAAACTGGTAATAAAAGGATGACAGCCAGCACTATATTAGGGGGTAGCGGTGGCGGAGGCGGTGCAACAATAGATGTTGCTAAATTATATAAAACTGGCAGAGGCAGTTCTGCATCAGAGTTTGATTCTGATGCAGAAGCTGAAATAGGAAAAGTAGTCGGTGTATCAAGAGTAGTAGGAGATGAAGGAAGTAAAGCAAAGAATTATGCTGAAACGGAAGCGAATGTCAACAGTATAGGTCAATCTAAACTTGTCAACGATTACTTAGCAGGTAAAAAACAACCTTTTGGTAGACCTAAATTTGTAGAAAAAGAAGATAAGCCAGGGTTTTTTGAAAGAGGGCAATTACAAATACAACAAAATGGTACTGTAGTTACTTTTAAATCAGGAACAACTATACAAGACATGATAGAAGAACTTATTTTGTTAAGCGAGTACGGTTTAAAAATAGCAGATGCAACTCCTGATGCTAACGGATTAATACCTTGGTTTAGAATAGATAGTCAAGTTTACGTTGTACCAGATGAACAGCAAGAAAGCTTGGGTGGAAGATTTCCTTTAATCTATGTATTTGTTGTTACAGAATTTTTAGCACATATTTCTAATTATGCACCAGTTAGTAATGCGTATCCAGGCTATAAAAATTTAGCCATGCAAGCACAAAAAGAATATAATTACATTTACACTGGAAAAAATGATGATGTATTAGATTTTGATATTAAATTTAATACTGCTTTTTACAGTGCTATAACCCCTTTCGGTGGGCTAAATACGCTTGTTAGAAAAACGGAAAAAGCTGATCAACCTTTTGGTCCAACTAAACCTAATATTCCGCAAAAAAATATTTCAGGCACTGGTAATTTTTCTAGTGCAACCACCCAGGTCCAACAAGAAGCAATAAGCACAAATATTGGAGCAGCAGGAACATCTCAAGGTGAAGATCCAAAAGTACAAATTGCTAGAAATATTAATTATGCATTAACAAATAGCAATGCAGATTTAATTATGGCAAGTATTACTATATGGGGAGATCCTTACTTTATAGCTGATAGTGGCATGGGAAACTACTCAGCAGAATCAAGTCCGGTGTCTATTAATATAACTGCAGACGGAACAATGGATTATGAACGTAGCGAAGTTGACGTTTTAGTAAATTTTAAATCTCCTATAGATTTTCTTGAAGATGGCAAATATAATTTTAGTTCAGGTGGTGAAGAACAATTAGTGCCTTCGTTTAGCGGTTTATATCGGGTAAACATGGTTACACATCGATTTAATGAAGGTATATTTACACAAGAATTAAAGTTGATACGTCGTAAAAATCAAATAGGTTACGATTTACCAGCTGATACACCGATATCTAATGATTTTGCTGCAATGGAACAAGGTGAAATTGATAATGCTGCTTTAGCTGTTGGTGGTAGTTTTAGATTGCCTAAACTACCCGGGGGTAAATTAAGCACACCCCCAGATATCTTACTTTGAGGTTATATGAGTACAAGTCCTACACCCCGTAATAAAATGACACGGGGAGCTAAGCCAAGTTGGATGACTTCTACAGGACCATATGTTGGGGTAGTAGTAAGTCATTTAGATCCTGAATATATGGGACGCTTAGAAGTTGAAATTTTGAAAATTACGGAATCAGGAAATCCTAGCAAAGGTAGTGGTTATGTAATTCCTTGTGATTATGTAAGTCCATTTTACGGAGTAAATCCTAGATATGGAGTGTCGCCTAATGCTGGCGAAGAATATACACAAAAAAGCTATGGGTTTTGGGCTGTACCTCCTGATGCGGGGGTAAAAGTTTTAGTTTTAATGGCTGAAAATAATTATTCTTATGGGTTTTGGATAGGATGTATTCAAGATAAGTTTATGAATTTTATGATTCCTGGACGAGCAAGTACATCTTACAATTATGAAGGGTTTGGACCAGCTTCAGAATATAATAAAGAAGACGAATATGCAGGTACAGATCCTACAAAATATCAAAAAGAAATGTTGGTAAGTTTCAATGATAGTTTAATCAGGCAAGGTATTGAAAAAGATCATATTAGAGGAACAAACACATCAAGTGCTAGGAGAGAAGTTCCTAGTATGGTATTTGGATGGAGTACACCGGGCCCGGCTGACAAAGCAGGACCTACTGTAAATTATGGAGAAGATTTTGGTGGATCTCGAGTTCCATTTAATAGGTTAGGTGGATCTAGTTTTGTAATGGATGATGGAGATCATACGTTACTTAGAAAAGCTCCGGCAGGAAATAATGGAGATTATGGCGGAACTCCGCCTGATTATGTTAATGCAGAAGCAGGAGATACAAGTGGAGATCCTAAATTATTGCATAATGAATTAACTAGATGGAGTACAAGGACCGGGCATCAAATTTTATTGCATAACACAGAAGATTTAATTTATATAATTAATTCACAAGGTACTACTTGGATAGAGCTTACTGCTAATGGAAAGATAGATATTTATGCTAAGGATAGTATCAGCATGCATACTGAACAAGATATTAATATTAAAACAGAAAGAGATTTTAATTTTGAAGCAATGCGGAATGTACATATAAAAGCTAATGAAGAAATATATTTTGAGTCTTTAAAAAATACAAATTTTAAAATTGGAGAAAATTTTTGGTTAGAAACCACTAAAAATACAAATATTAAAATAGGAGCAGAACTTAATATTGAGTCTGCAAATGATACTAATCTAAAAGCAGGTGCAAAAATATCAATGGAATCTGGTGCTGATTGGCAAGTTAAAGTTGGAGCTAATGGCAAAATAACTTGCGGAGGAACCAGCAATATAAAAAGTAGCCAACATATTGAAACAGCAGGTGCAATCCATATGAACGGCCCGGGAGCAGCAACTGCAGGAGCAGCGAAGTCAGCCGAACCTGCTACTGAAGCATTTATACCAATTAGAATACCACAACATGAACCATATAAAAGTCATGAAAATTTAGATCCTGCTAAATTTATACCAGACATGACTGATGCAGTAGCTAATAAAGGCAAAGAGCAAGAAGAAATAGATCTTCCATCGATTGTAGATACTTTTAAGAAAAGTAGTTAGGAAAAAAATGAGTAGTTTAGAAAAATCAGTTATACAACAAATTAGATTAAATGAAGAATCACAAAAAACAAAAACTTTTAGAGACAAAACAAAAACTTATCGGGGAGTAAGTACAGTTGATCTTACAAGGAAGAGTATTGTTTTATTTGATATAGAGTTGATTAAACAGGACATTATAAATCATTTTCATATACGACAGGGAGAAAAACTTTCCGATCCGTCATTTGGAACAATATTATGGGATGTTTTGTTTGAACCACTTACAACAACTTTAAAAGATAAAATTATAAACAATGTAACACAAATTATAAATTATGATCCAAGAGTTAATGTTGATAGAATAGTTTTAGATGAATATGAAAGTGGTATTTCAATTGAATGCACTCTTACATATTTACCATACAATTTTAGTGAAACAATGAAGTTAAAATTTGATGAAAAAAACGGATTGCTTACTGGTTAATTAAACTGCGTACATTAATTATACCAATAAATATGTAATAAGGATGAGAACAACATGTCATTAACAAACAGACAAAACAGGTTGCTTGTAGCAGAAGATTGGAAGAGAATTTATCAATCTTATCAAAATGCTGATTTTAAAAGCTATGATTTTGATAATTTACGAAGAACTATGATAAATTACCTTAGGAATAATTATCCTGAGGACTTTAATGATTACATCGAAACTACAGAATATCTTGCATTAATTGATGTAATTGCATTTTTAGGGCAAAATCTAGCATTTAGAATTGATTTAAATGCACGTGAAAATTACTTAGAATTAGCTGAGCGTAGAGAAAGTGTATTAAGATTAGCAAGATTGCTAAGTTATAATCCTAAAAGAAATATTGCTGCAAATGGATTATTACGTGTATCTTCTATTAAAACTACTGAAAGCATAACTGATAGCAATAATATTAATTTAAAAAATCAAGCAATAGTATGGAATGATTCAACTAATACAAATTGGTATGAACAATTTATTAAAATTTTAAACAGAGCATTGCCTATAAATGGAGTTTATGGAAAACCTACAAATTCAGGTAATGTATTAGGTATTCAAACTGAAAAATATTCTCTTAATTCAATTATTACTGGTGTTCCTAAATTTACTTTTACAAGAAACATAAATGGCAGAAGTGTACCTTTTGAAGTTGTATCAGCAAATATTGTTGATAATTTTATATACGAAGAAGATCCATTACCAGGTAATGCATTTTCTTTATTATATAGAGATGATAATAAGGGAACAAGTAGCATTAATTCTGGGTTTTTTGCTTATTTTAAACAAGGATCCTTACAAGATGGTACATTTATAATTGATAATCCAAGTACAAATCAAACAGTAGCTATAGATGCTACAAATATTAATGATACAGATATTTGGTTGTATAAATTAGATTCAGACGGTAACGAGGAAGAATTATGGACAAAAGTTGCTGCAGTAGAAGGTAATAATGTCATTTATAATAGTTTATCTAAAAATGTAAGAAATATTTATAGTGTATTAACACGGATTGATGATAGAATAAGTTTAATATTCTCTGACGGAGTATTTGGTGATTTACCTAGAGGAAATTTTAGAATATATTATAGAACAAGTGCAAATGCAAATTTAGTAATTAATCCCAGGGATTTTGCAGGAATAAGCATTGACATATATTATATTAGTAGAACAAATGTAAGGGAAAAGTTAACTTTAACATTTGATTTGAAATATACAGTTGAAAATGCTAGCCAGACTGAGGATAATAATAGCATAAAATTACGGGCACCTGCTAATTATTACACTCAAAATAGATTAGTTACAGCTGAAGACTATCAACTAGGACCTTTAATTTCAAATCAACAAATTGTAAAAGTAAAAAGTGTTAACAGAATTGCAAGCGGCATATCTAGATATTTTGATATAACTGATGCAACAGGAAAGTACAGTAAAACTAATTTGTTTGGAGTAGATGGAGTTCTATATTATGAAAGATTAACCCAAAGAGAAAAATTTACATTTTCTACTCAAACCGATATAGAAAATATTATATTAAATGTTATAGAACCGATCATTAATAAAAAATCAATTCGTAATTTTTATTACAACAATTTCACAGAAATTAATACTACTGATTTAGAAATTTATTGGAGAACTGTAGAAACTGACACTAATTTAACAACTGGGTATTTTGTTAATGTCAATGAGTTGAAACAAACATTAGGAACTTATACTAATTCAATACTACAGTTAATTCGTATTAATGCATTGTTAAAATTTATTCCACCTGCTGGGTATCATTTTACACCAGATAATAAAATTAAATTAGGATCGGCTAATTATTTTGGTTCTAAAGAATACTTATGGACTAAGACAATTAATGTTATAGGTAATGGTACTGAACTTGTAGATGGGTCTGGGCCAGTATATTTCAATGATGTTATTCCAGATGGAGCAAAATTAACTCAGATCATTCCTGCGTTAGCAACAACAATTATTCCAGACATTCAAAGACAAATTATTGATCAAATTTTTGCAAAAAATGCTTTTGGTTTACGATACGATAGAACTTTAGGCCAATGGTTAATTGTTACAAACGAAAATTTGAATTTAACAGACGATTTTAGTATTGGTAAAGAAGGTGATGTTACTAATCAAAAATTAGACGCAAGTTGGTTGTTAAAATTTACAACAGATTCTGAAACGTACTTGCTTGAATACAGAGGATCACGCTATATTTTTGAAAGTGATAAAGAGATTAGATTCTATTATGACAGTACAGATAAAATATATAATAGCTTAACTGGTAAAACAGTTAAAGATAGAATTACAATTTTAAATAATAATAATAGACCAGACTCGATTAATAGTTTTACAAATGATATCTTTTGGGAAATTACAGAAGAATATAGAGATCCTACAGGGTATATCAATACTAAGAAGATTCAGGTCACTTTCTTTGATAACGATGATGATGGAGTTGTCGATGATCCAGATATTTTTGCACAAGTTATATCTCCAAAAACAAATGTTACAGAAAAATATATTTTCCAAAAAAAATACTTAACAAGCGATGGAGCAGAAGATTACAATTACATAGAAAATTCTAATAATATAATAATTGTAAAGCAGAACAAAAGTACATTAGGTGCATTAAGTGTGTACAATGATGGCCAAATATTTTATTTTATAGATACAAATACGTTTGAAACTTATAATAAAAGTTTAGGTATAACTGAAGCAGAATTAAACTATAAAGGGTTTTTAGGTAGAGATAAGTTAAAATTTCATTATATTCATGCTGCTGACGATAGTACTAGAATAGATCCTAGTGTAACTAATATTATAGATGTTTATATGTTAACTAGAACATATGATACAGAATACAGAAGATGGTTAACTGGTGCAACAGACATCAAACCTTTACCTTTAAGCTCTGATGAGTTGTATGTTAACTTTGGTAATCAAATTAATCAAACAAAATCATTAACTGATGAAGTAATTTATCATCCAGTAAAATATAGACATTTATTTGGTAGTAAAGCTG